TCATCCATTGAGTGATCGTATGAATCAAATATATCACAGCTCATTTTTTATAGGTTTACCATCGGGATTATCGTGGTTGTCATGGGCATTAGAAAAGCCAACCATATTGATTAGTGGATTTTCATACGATTATACAGAGTTTGAAACTCCATATCGTGTGCAAAATAAAAATGTATGTACTGGTTGTTGGAATGATAATTATTTTGATAGGGGTAATTGGATGTGGTGTCCGAAGTCCGAGAAAAAGGAAATATTTGAATGTACAAAATCTATCACCCCACAAATGGTTATAGAAACAATTGATCGTCTAATTAAAGATAATAATTTATGAAAATAGTAGGTAGCTACATAGGACCACATGATGTTGGCGTTGCTTTAATTGAGAATAATCAAATATTAGCTTGTTATTCCGAAGAAAGATTCACAAGAGTTAAATCAGCACACGCAGGTTGTATATTCCCAATCAATAGTCTAGATGCTTTACAAAAAAACTTTAATTTTGATATTAACGATCCAAACGTAAAATTTGCTTGTGCTAAACCTATAGCTACAGAACATAAATTTTTGCGTGATATTGTAAATAACAGAGAACTTAGAACTATTGGACACGAATATGCACACGCATGCGGTGCTTATTATACATCCGGCTTTAACGAAAATACATTAATCGTTGCATATGATGGTGGCGATTGTGGCGATGATGATTGGACAATATTGAATAAAGAAAATTATGATCGTTATAATCCGTGGAAGGCAAAAAACGATAGTCAAACTGCATGTTATATTGTTAAAAATGGTAAACTAATTGAAATTGGTGAACGTGTTAAAAATGGAAGCGTTGCTAATCTTTGGTTTTTGATGTGTTTGATATTTGGTCTTACTCCTATTAAAGACGAGGGTAAGATTATGGGTCTTGCTGCGCAGGGAAAATTCAATCAAAAGATATTTGATACATTGAATTTCTTTGTGCAAAACGATATGTTAAAAGCATCGTGTATGATTCAGGAAAAGTACACCACATTGTTGAAAACACTATCAAAAGAAGATGCTTTGAATCTAAAAAGAGATTTAGCATACAATCTACAATATATCAGCGAAATTACTATTCTTAATTTTATAAAGAAATATTACGATGAGTATGGACCATTTGATAATCTATGTTTAGCAGGTGGTATTTTTGCAAATGTTAAAATCAACCAAAAGATAAACGAATTATTACCATTTAAAGAGATGTGGGTATATCCTGCTATGAATGATGAAGGATTATCTCTTGGATCAGCAATTGCATATGCTGTAGAATTGGGTGTGTTTACAAATAGAAGAATTGATAATGTATTTCTTGGTAATAAAACATCATATCAAGACACACAAATTGATATTGATAATTTCCAATCCAATTTTGGAAAGACACTAGCATCCGAAGATTTAGATTTTAATAAAATTGGAGACTATCTGGTTGATGGTAAAGTTATTGGTATATTTGATGGTGCTACAGAATATGGTCCAAGAGCTTTAGGTTCACGTTCTATTGTTGTAGAGCCAACCAGAAAAGAAACTCATGCATATATAAATGAAAGATTAAAACGTGACGATATTATGCCATTCGCACCTATAGTCATGGAAGAATACATTGAGGATGTATGCTATGTATATAAATCTAAAAGAACTGCAGAGTTTATGACTTTATGTTATACCGTAAAAGAACAATGGGCCAATAAAATACCGGCGGTTATAAATTTTTATGATAATACAGCTAGACCACAAGTTGTAAATAAATATAGACATTCTCTATTTCATAAGATACTTTCCGCTTATAATCATCGATCTAAAATACCCGTTTTAATGAATACAAGTTTTAATGGTCATGGAGAGCCTATTATCAATTCACCAAATCACGCACTAAAACATTTGGCTGAAGGTACTGTAGATCTTTTAATTATTAACAATAAAATTTATAAATTAGTATGAATTCTAAAAATGGTTATTTTAAAATAGATTATATCACTTCCGTACAGAGGTTAAACTTCTATAATGTACCCCAAAAATATATCAACCATGCATTACACTATGTAATGAAAAGTAGTACAAATCAATACTATTCCACAGAAAATATAAAATTTGGATATTGGTATACAAAACCAGAATTCATTCCTTTAGAATTTGATTCTATAAAATTATATGCGTTTGATATGGATACTGGTGTAGAATGTATAGATGAGTATAATTTTAAAATATCAGATTTCAATTTTATGTTTAACTTGAAGACCGATAATATTGATGAAGCAAACGTGTGGACTAAGTATATTGATTTATTTAATAAAGTAAATAACACACGTTTCAAATATGGTATAAATTTAACTTTTTTTAATGAAAATTATGATAATTATGAAATCTCCAGACAAAAATATAACCTCAAATACTCATTTCTAAAAAATGAGTTGGAGAAAATTCCGTCAATTGATATAATAAAAAAATTAGTTGGTAAAATTTAAAAGTTATATAAATAGTAACGTGTTCAGTTTTTTTGGCACTATTTATAAATTAAATAACATTTGAAAGGATTAAATTATGCCAATAACAGAAGGTGGGAGATTTTCACCAGTACAAAATATAGTAAGTCCTGGTGTATTTACTAGAGAAAATGATCTATCGGGGCTAGCCCAAGGTGTAGCCAATATCGGAGGTGCTATAGTAGCACCGTTTTCAGACGGACCCGCATTTTTCCCAGCCAGAATTACAGAGGTTGCGGAGCTTGAACAACGATTTGGATTAGCAGATGGGGTATATTATGGTCCATATACCGCTAAAGAATACTTGTTACAACAAGGTGTGGTAACTGTTGTTCGTGTTGGTGGTTTGACCGGATACTGGCAAAAAAACCCATTGGTCATCTATGCTCAGCCAGGTTATTGGAACAGAAATAGTGATTTGGGTGCATTGACTACCGCATCATTCATGTTTTTGGATAGTGATAATTATTCTTCAAATTTAATTCTAGAATATAGTTCATCAGAACTTAAGTCAAGTACAACAGGTATTAAAGGATTAGCTGGTACTACTGGTAGAATATCATCATCATTAAGTGTAACCCGCGCTACTAATTTGGAAATTCAACAATTCCTAGTATCAATTGGTTGGCCAACTATCGCAAATAGTAATACGTTGTCAGCCTCATTAGCATCGTCTGGTAGTAAAGGTAAATTGTTTAAAATTACTACAACGAACAATTCTTATATCTTCAGCGCATCTGTAGTGCAACAAGGATACAAAGTTCAACCATCAGGTGGATCTTCTGAATATGTCCTAGCAAACTTTGATTATCAAAAATACAAAATAGCAGGAAATATATCTGCTTCTATAGGTGCCACCAAATATTCAATTGCATTCTCATCTTCGTTTTTACCTAGTGCATATTATAATTATTTAACTCAATCTTATACATTGAATAGTAATAATGTTACATTTGGATTAGTCTTCGGTAGATATCCAGCTGATTGCGCTTTAGACTTTAGCAATGCTAGTATTAGCAGTTCAAAGTCAGACGCAGTATTTACATACAGACATGATACATCACGTTTAAGAGTAAATGGTATTGTAAGTGGTAAGTTCGCACCAAAAGCAGCAACAGCGGTTTATTATAGTAATTATAATGGTACGGGTGGATTTTTGAGTGGATCAGTACTATACGCGGGTAAACAAGTAACACTGGGTACTGTTAGCACCACCAATTCATCGGGCGCAAATACATATTTGCTAAGAAAGATCACCGGTACAACGCCAACAGCAGGAATTTTTGCTGGATACTATTATTTGACCTCTAGTGTACAAAACCAAAACGTAACACCCGAGACTAAGATTGCTACGGCATTTAATGAAAGCTCTGAAACGGTAGCTTATTTGTCCGCATCTATGACTTCAAGTGCGAAGGTAAGTTTGGATTATGATACAACCACATTTGATGTAAATGGTACATTATCACTACATAGTGCAAGTTTCAAGTCTATTAGAGGTGCAAGCACCTGTGGATCAAGTCTACAATTCTTGGGTCTAGTAGCTGGTGCTTATGGTGATTTTGATGGTACATTCACAAATCAAGACACATCTGGTGGTGATCCATGTAACCCAAATTCATCTGCAAGAAGCAAGATGGTATTGGCAGTATTGAATAATACTCAAAATGCTTCTTCACAATTCAACAATAGATATGAAGTATATGGTTTTGATACATCAACACTAAGTCAACTAACAAGTTCAGTATTCCCATATAAGGGATTGATTAATCCAAATGAAAATGCATATCAACTAATCTTAAAGTATAGCTTCGCAAATGATGATGGTACCACAAGTGCAGGAACATATGGTTATTATGACTTCACCCTAAATGAGAGTGATAATAATTTCGTTGGAAATGTATTTGGATTTGATCCAACCGCTGGTAACCCAGCAAAACAAGTTGCTGGTCAAAAAGTAGAAGCTGCTTACAACTACATGTTGTTCCAAGATAGTATTCAAAGATTTGTCGCTGAAAAGACTCGTCCAAGTGCTGAAGGCGGTGGTTGGAAGTTGCTAGCAAATACAGCTCCAGAAGCTGGATTTGCAATTGGTGAACCATTAAAGTTTGTTGACCAATACAGCACAAATCTTACTGCGGGTGATAGTCAATTTAGTATCACTAATGCATATACTCCATGGATCTACTCACAAAAGATTGCTCCATTTAGAGGTAGTGCAAATGAATCCGCAGTACCAACCAAGTATCAATTGTTCAAGATACATACACTAAGTGATGGTACGTTGAGTAACAAGAAATACAAGATTGAAATCAGCAACGTTAAGTTGGCTGGTACAGTCCCAGGTAGTGATTGGGGTTCATTCTCACTTGCAGTTCGTGCTTATAGTGACACAGATAAACGTCCAAAGTATTTGGAAATTTATCAAAACTTGAATTTAAATCCTGATAGTGCAAACTTCATTGCACGTAGAATTGGTGATCGTTACGCATACATCACATTCGCTGGTAAAATCATCGAATTTGGTACATATGTTAACTTGAGTCAATTCATCAGAATTGAAATGGCTGATGGTTTATATCCAGAAGTATCTGTACCATATGGATTTGAATCATATTCTACTCCAGTCGCTGGTACTTTAGCAGATATTATTCCTCCGGTCAGATATAGCAAAGCAAGTATCTGGTCTCTAGCGCCTGGTAAATATAGTTGTGGTACAGTATTCAACGACGTACCTCAAGCCGACGATGAATTGGTATCTTTGTATCCAACTTCTTCAGCAAATGTTGGTGTATATAACGATACCGACGAATATTTCAAACCATTGCCAAGTAGCGTAAATGGTATAAATATTGACTTTGACTTGGAAGACAAGACTCGAGGTACTCAAAACGCCAAGTTCTATGCAAATGGTACTGGTTCACTACTAGATCCATCCCTGAGTGGTAGTATTCCAAGTAACTATGATCCAGTTAATGAATCTACATACGTAAAACTACGTAAGTTCCTAGTGGGATTCCAAGGTGGATTTGATGGTAAATGGCCATCAATTCCAATCGCTCTAGGAAGTGATATTACCGCTGGTAATACACAAGGTCTAGATTGTACAAATATCAATAGTCCAGGTAGTATTGCATACAAACAATGTATCGCTGCTCTAGGTAATGCGGATGAATTTGATATCAACTTGATTGTATTGCCTGGCATCTTCCGTGAACAACACAGCTACGTAACTGAAATTACAATCGATATGTGCGAAGCTCGTGGTGATTGTTTCTATATCATGGATAACGTCGTGTTCCCAGCAAGTAACCAAACTGTCGGATTGATTGATGCCGCCGTCAACTCAGTCGCTACAATTGATAGTAACTATGTTGCTACATATTATCCATGGGTAAAGATTCTAGATACTAATACCAACAAGATTATTAGTGTACCTCCTTCAGTGGTATTACCAGCAGTTTATGCTGCTAACGATAATGCATCTGCTGAATGGTATGCTCCTGCTGGTCTAAATCGTGGTGGTATTCCAATCGCTGTACAAGTTCTGGATAGAACTACACATAGTGAACGTGATGAATTGTACGAAGGTCGTGTAAATCCAATCGCAGCCTTTCCAGGTCAAGGTATCTGTGTGTGGGGTCAAAAGACTCTACAAATTGCTCCAAGCGCTTTGGATCGTATCAATGTTCGTCGCTTGTTGATTAACTTGAAGAAGTTTATCGCAAGTTCAAGCAAATACTTGGTATTCGAACAAAACGTAGCTGCTACACGTAATAGATTCTTGAGTATCGTAAATCCATATTTAGAATCTGTACAACAACGTAATGGTATCTATGCTTACCAAGTTAAGATGGATGAACAAAACAATACACCTGACCTAATTGATAGAAATATCCTTTATGGTCAAATCTTCATCCAACCAGCTAGAACTGCTGAATTCATTATCCTTGACTTCAACATTCTACCAACTGGTGCTAGTTTCGGTGAATAAAGCATAAATTAAACAAGAACCCCGGCCCTAAAAAGCCGGGGGTTTTTTGTTTATATATATTATTTTTATTATAATTTACATATTTATAAGCGATGATTAGTCTTTCAGACCTACTAATAGAAGCTAAGTTACCAATTAGCGAGCAAGATATGGACTTGTATGCCAAAAAATACAAGAAAACCATAGATTATTTACGTAGTAAAAACAAAATTTTATTATTAACCACTAGCAACAGATGGGTCAAACACAAAGAAGACGTTCCAAAAAGTAGCCAACTAGCTATCAAAATTCAAGAATTACTTGGCAAAGAAAAGGTAACCTTAATTGACACTACTAAGTTGCATATTGTTCCATGTGAAGGTAACGTAAGTAGTAACAAAGAGTTTGGTGGTAATCATTGTGGAACGATTGGTTCTTTATTAAAAAACAAAGATCAGAATCCAAGTGGATATCATCGTTGTTGGGCAAGTTACAATGATAAAAGTGATGAATTATGGAAAATTAGTAAAGAATTATTTGAAAGCGATTGTGTAGTATTTTTTGCTAGTATAAGATGGGGTCAAGCTAACAGTTATTATCAAAAACTTATAGAAAGACTAACTTGGATTGAAAATAGACATTCAACTCTAGGAGAAAAAAATATTGTAAAAGATATTGACGCCGGATTTATTGCTGTGGGACAAAATTGGAATGGTAAAGATGTAGCAGAAATTCAAAAAAATGTTCTAGAATTTTTTGGATTTAAAACGCCTGATCAATTATTTTGGAATTGGCAATTTACAGATAACGCGCTTGATGAAACTGCTCGTTCTTATTTGAAGGGTGTGTCTACATTTGAAAAAACATTTATTAAACCATGATAAAGCTAAGTAATATTTTGTCGGAAGTTCTCAAAGAAGGTGGTGCTGGTGGTCATATGGAGCATCCATTTGATTTTACATCTACTGCAAAAGAATTTATAAACGTTTTTCAAAAGTCAATCGCATCGTTGGAGAAAGGAACTGGTAGTGTCAAGATTGATGGTGTCAATGCTAGTATTCGTTTAGTCAATGGAGAATTTGTGATGGACCGTGGTAGTGCGAAACCACTAGACATTAAGGGAATGCGCCCACAAGATCTAAGTGCTAGATTTTTACCAAATCAAGAAACAGGTTCAGAACATGGGTTCATTAAAATTGGTACCAGAGTCATTCAAATATTTGATGAAGCTATACCAACAACTCAAAACGAATTGAAAGCTCTTGGGTTATTGAACAATCCAAACATTTTGTTGAACATTGAATATGTTGAAGGACAAACAAACGTTCTTGGATACGAAGACATTGGTAACTTTTTGGCAATTCATGGTTTAAAAGAAATAAAGCCAAAGACATTTGGTAAAGACGGTAGTGTCAAATCAAGAGTAGCTACTGAAATTTCTTATGATAAAACCGCAATGCAATCTTATATCAATAAGTTGAATTTGGTTGCTAAGAAATATGGATTTAAAGTATTAGGAAGTGTTGATACTAAATTCAAAACTCGTCCAAATCTTTCAAAACCATTGGGCGAAAAAGTTACATTGTATCCTCAAGGAAAACCAGTAACCAAGAGTTTGAAAGATTGGTTGACTAATGTAACTATTCAAACACCGTTAATTACCCGTGAACAATTTCAGAAAGCAGCTGCAAGTAAAAATATTACGCAAGATTTTGAGGGTCAAGACATAGACAAGATAGTTAATGATATTATTGTTTATATTACTACAATCAAGTTGGGCGATGAAATTCTCAAGAATGCTACTAGTGAAATTGGTGATCTAGAAAAACATGAAGGCATTGTTGTAAGAGATCCAAGTATTCATAGTAAGCCATTTAAAATAACTGGTAGTTTCATTATTAGGGGACTACAAAGTGGTTTTGGTAAATAAAATAAATACATATTTGTTATGAAAAGAGCATTAGGTAAAAGCAATCTCAATATTATTAAAGATTACGTGGATGGTAATCGTCCATTCGTGCAAGTTGGTTATGATTCTAATCTTGAAAATAGTAAACGCAAAGAAGGTGATGAGTGGGAGGATGGGCAGGGACGGAAGTGGATTTGGAAAAATGGTAGTAAACGCCGTGTTTCAAAACGAGCATCAATCGTTGTGGAACAACGTTGTAAACACTGCAATATGGATGTTCGATGGGGTAGTTATTTGGATGATAGAACATGGCCAAAGTCTGGATTATGTTATGAATGTTTTATAAATGAAGAAACTCATCTTAAAAAATTGGGTATTTGGGATACATTCAACAAAATCCGTGAACTCAAGAATATAAAATCAGCATTGTTGGATTATAAGAATAAATTTGAAGAGGCTAAAAACTGGTGTGACCAAAATCATAATAAACCAGTTGAATTTCTTGAAGAAGATGGATCTATAGAACATTGGGAAGGAGTGCCAGATATGTCAAAAATCCGTGAAAATATAGAGTTAGACTTAACAGCCGTAGTAAAAAGATTAGAAAATATAGATGCTGAGATTAGTGAATTAGAAACAAAATATGAGTCAGCAAAACTTAAGAGAGATAATAAAGCAAGAATATAAAAAATGTATTGAAAATCCTATATACTTCATAAAGAAGTATGTAAAGATTCAACATCCCATACGTGGTACAGTTGGATTTGAATTGTATCCATTTCAAGAGAAGGCATTACAAGACTTTGTTGATAATCAATTGAACATTGTTCTTAAAAGTCGTCAGATGGGTATTAGCACTCTTACTGCTGCTTATAGTTTATGGTTAATGACATTCCATAATGATAAGAATATTTTATGTATTAGTATAACACAGGAAACCGCAAAGGAAATCGTTACCAAGGTAAGATTTGCTAATGATAATCTTCCTAGTTGGTTAAAAGTGCCATGTGTGGAAGATAATAGATTGTCACTGAGATTAAAGAATGGATCACAAATTAAAGCTGTCTCATCGGCTGGCACAGCAGGTCGTTCATCAGCATTATCATTGTTAATTATAGACGAAGCTGCGTTTATTGATGGTATAGAAGAAATTTGGTTATCATCACAATATACTTTATCTACTGGTGGTAGATCGATTATATTAAGTACACCGAACGGCGTTGGTAACTTTTTTCATAAAACATGGATTGAATCGGAAGAAAACGAAAAGTCTGGTAAAAAAGGATTCAAAACAATAAAATTGCCATGGCATTTACATCCAGAAAGAGATCAATCGTGGAGAGATAATCAGACAGAATTATCAGGTGTAAAGGGTGCTGCGCAAGAATGTGATTGTGATTTTAGTACATCAGGCAATCAAGTAGTTAGTGTTGATGTATTGGAATTTTATAAACAAACATACATAAAAGATCCTATAGAAAGGCGAGGTAATAATCAAGATTTATGGATATGGGATTACCCAAATTATAGCAAGAATTATTTAGTGACAGCTGATTGTGCTAGAGGCGATGGTGCAGATTTCAGCGCTTTTCATGTTATAGATGTTGATACTATGGAACAAGTTGCAGAATATAAAGGGCAATTAACTACAAAAGATTATGGCAATCTATTAGTAACTATTGCTACTGAATATAATAATGCACTATTAGTTGTAGAAAACAATAACGTTGGTTGGGGTACACTTCAACAGATTATTGACAGAAATTATCCTCATACGTTTTATAGTTCAAGTGATCTCACAATTGTGGATGTGGAAAAAACATATAGCAACAAATTACATGCACAAGATAAAAAGATGGTTGCTGGATTTACTACAACTACTAAAAACAGACCATTAGTTGTAAGTAATTTGGAGTTATTTTTTAGACAAAAACAAGTAATTATTAAATCGAAACGATTATATGAAGAGTTGAATGTTTTTATTTGGAATGGACCAAAAGCAGAAGCACTACGTGGCTACAATGATGATTTGGTAATGTCTATGGGAATAGGATTATGGGTACGTGAAACTGCACTTAGACTTAGAAATGATCAGATTGCTTACAATAGACAAATGTTAGCAGGCATTAGTAAAGTATCCAGCGTTCATAATTCTCCTATATTAACAAAACCATTTGGTTCTCCTACAGAAGGGTGGGATTTCAACCCAAATGCTAATATAAACAGTAAAAAAGAAAGTTTAACTTGGTTGTTATAAATACTTATATATATGGCGGTAAGATATGACTGATAAATCATTTCAAGAATTAAAGAATAGATCGCTTTTTGCAAGATTAAAACGTCTTTTTAGTAATGATGTTATTGTACGTAATATTGGTGGTAAGAAATTAAAGGTAATTGACACTGATGAAATTCAATATGCTACAGATCGTAATAGTTTAAGAGATCGTTTTAATCGTCTTAGAACTACCGCATATAATCAATATACCCGTGACTTTAATCTTAGCTATCAAAGTAGTCGTGTAGAACTATTTCGCGATTATGATACAATGGATATGGATCCAATTCTCGCATCTGCATTAGACATTTATTCGGATGAATGTACAAGTAAAAATGAATTGGGTGACATTATCTCTGTTCAATCTTCGAATGATGATATCAAACAAATATTAAACAATTTATTTTATGATATTCTTAATATTGAGTTTAATCTTTGGTCTTGGACTCGTAGCATGGTCAAGTATGGCGATTTTTATTTAAGGTTACATATCAGTCCAGAATATGGCGTATACATGGTTGAACCACTTAGTTCATATTATGTTACTCGTATTGAAAATGCACATCTACAAAATAAGAATTTTGTTAAGTTTCAAGTTAATCTTCCATATGGTAATAAAATTGAAGATCTTGAGAACTATCAAATTGCACACTTTCGTTTACTGAGTGATAGTAACTTCTTACCTTATGGTAAGAGTATGTTAGAAGGTGCTCGCCGTGTTTGGAAACAATTGAGTTTAATGGAAGATGCAATGTTGATTCATCGCATCATGCGTGCTCCAGAAAAACGTATTTTTAAAGTCGATATTGGTAATATTCCTCCAAATGAAGTTGATAATCACATGGAACGAATTATTGCGCAAATGAAAAAGACTCCATATTTGGATCAACAAACTGGTGACTATAATTTACGTTTTAACCTTCAAAACATGGTTGAAGACTTTTTCCTACCAGTTCGTGGTGGCGATAGTGGTACAAGTATTGATAATTTGCCTGGACTAGAATGGACAGGTACAGATGATATTGAATATCTACGCAATAAGATGATGTCAGCACTTAAGATTCCAAAGGCATTCTTGGGGTATGATGAATCATTATCTGGTAAGGCTACATTGGCGGCTGAAGATATTCGTTTTGCTAGAACAATTCAACGTGTACAACGTATTATTGTTAGTGAATTGAACAAGATTGCGGTAATTCATTTGTATAGTCAAGGATATAGAGATGAATCGTTGGTAGACTTTAGTTTACAATTAACAAACCCATCTACTATCTTTGAAAAGGAAAAGATTGATGTTTGGAAAAGCAAAGTAGAAGTAGCCAAAGACATGCAAGAACAAAAATTGTTCAGCAAAAAATGGATTTATGATAACGTATTTAGCATGTCTGAGCAAGATATGATTAATTTACAAAAACAATTAATCGATGATGCTAAAGGAATTTATAGATTTAAACAAATTGAAGAAGATGGTAATGATCCAGCTTTAGCATTCTTAAAATCAAAGGGAGAAGAATCTGGAGGCACTGATACTGGTGGAGATGCGGGTAGTGGCGAAACTGGAGGAACTGAGTCTGGCAGTGAGGCTGGTGGTACACCCCCAGAATCATCTGGTGGTGGAAGTGAAACTCCAAAATTAACTGAAAAGAAAAGAGATCAAACTGGTAGAAAGGATGCTAGTAAATACCCATTCGGAGAAGACCCATTTGGTAATTTAGAAAACAAGAGAGTTAGCGATTTATCACCAACGCACAAATATAAAAATAAATCACCGTTGTCGCTAGAGTCATTGTCGGTTTTGTTAAAAGATTTCGAAACCAAGGAAGTTTTGAAAGAGTCTGTAAAAAAACCATCTTTTATGGACGAAAATAATATAAAAGAATAAAAGAAAAGTATAAATAGCGAATAATTTTAATCTTTACATATATTTATATTTAATTGGAACTTATGCATAAGAAAGCGAAACATTCTAAGTTTAAAAATAGCGGAGTGCTATTTGAATTACTTACCCGACAAATAACGTCTGATATTCTTGCCGGACGTGATGAAACATTCACGAAAAATCTAATGTTCAATTATTTCAACGAGTCAAAGGAGTTGGGTAAAGAGTTCCAATTATACAACTTTATATCATCACAATCTTCTAGGAATCCAGAATCGGCAGATCGTATTTTAGATGTTGTTTTGCAGACTCGTTCTAAGATTAATAGTCGTGAATTAAATAAACAAAAGTATAATTTGGTAAAAGAAATAAAAGAAAAGTATAATATCGATGAGTTCCTAAAGAATAAGATTCCAAATTATAAGTTGTATGCATCAATATATAAATTGTTTGAAAATGAAAATGTTAATGAGGTAAAGTTTGGGGTGGAAGAATTAATCGAATCAAGAGAATATGTTGTTGAGAATTTGACTAAGATAAAAAAGAATGAATCACAACCACTTGATTTGTATAGTTCTCAAACTGCTGAAGTTCGTTTGATTGCTTATAAGTTCCTAATTGAAAACTTCAACAAAAAGTATAGTAATTTACTACCTGACCAAAAACGTTTGTTGAAAGAATATATCACAAATGTATCAAATACAAATAAATTTACTGAATTTGTGAATCTTGAATACAAAAGAGTATCTGGTATATTGAAAGAAAGTTCATCTAAGATTGTTAATAATGATATTATTAAGATTAAATTAAACGAGACTATTACACAACTTTCAAATAAAACCATAAATGGATTGGTAAAAGAAAACCAATTGACATCACTCTTAACTGCATATGAATTAATTGAGGAACTGAATAAGATTCAAAATGAAAAATCATCTTAAAAAGTCTAGCGATTCGTTTGGAGAAGTTGTAAAAAAATATGCTCAAATTTATCGTGAAAAAATAGAAAATCAGGTAGATGCCGAGTTAAAGAAGAATGAGGCTAGTACAACGGGCACTATGGGCGTTGCTACAGGCGGAGCGCATATGGGTGGTGATATTGGTACTACACCATTTGCTTTTAATAGAAAAGGTGCTAGACCAAGCGTTGTACATCAAGCCGGATTTACACCTACTAAGAAAGTTAAAAAAAGTCAAAATTATAAGTTGGAAAATCAAATGTATAGTGAACCAGCTTATGTAACACCTGCTCAAAATATTGAACCAGTATCTACCTATAGAGATCAAAATGGTTTAGTACAACATGGTGATCCTGAATTGGATCCTGGTTTAGCAGGTCATGAACAAGGTCAATTGCCAATGACCGAACAAGCTATTAAACTTGTCAAAAAAATACGTAAAGAAGGCGTTGGTGGTTTAATTTATAAATTACAACATGAAGTTGAAGGTCAACCAGTTGCGGAACCAGCAACCGCTGCGTCAACAGCTCAACCTAATCCAGTCGCAACAAAACCAAAAACATCAAATGTAGATATAAATGTTCAATCGTATAATGTACAAACCGATTTTACAGATTTTGATTCAAAATTAAAGGATAGTACTGAACAATTAAAGACTAATTTACAAAGAAAAATTCAAGATGCTATTTTGGATAAAAAGATAGTTGTGCGTGCTAGTAAGGGATATAAACAACCAGAAGCAGATTATACAATCAACGTTACAGGAGTAAATATTGATTATTATTATGATAGATATGTAATTGTAATAACGGGTCGTGAAGAAAGTAAACAAAAAGTTGCTAAGTTCTTTATTAAACCAGGATTTAAAATCAGAATTTTAGGAAAGGCAGATGTGAAACCTAAAGATCAATATCAAATTGCTAAATCAAAGGCTTTGGTTGATCCAAATAAACAAGTTGTTACACAACCATCAAATGTTGTAACATCTGACGAGCCTGCAGTTGCTAAACAAACCGCTGGTGAAAAGCCACCAGGAACTCAACCTACTGCTTAATATGAAACAAATATTAATTGATGTATTACCATTCAAATTTAAAAAAACTTCATTAAATGAGTCTTTAAAAGACGGCAAATTATTAGTTAGTGGAGTATTACAACGTGCTGACGCAAAGAACCAAAATGGTCGTTTATATCCAGAAGACGTATTAAAACGTGAAGCTGACAAGTATATGGAAAACTTTGTAAAGCAACGTCGTGCTATGGGCGAACTTGACCATCCAGAATCGTCCGTTGTTAATTTAAAGAATGTTAGCCATAACATTGTTGACATGGGATGGGATGGTAAAGATTTGGTTGGTACTGTAGAAATTCTTCCTACACCCAGTGGTAATATTTTAAAAGATCTATTACAATCTGGTATTCTATTGGGTATTAGTAGTCGTGGTCTAGGTAGTGTAAAGAAAGATATGCGTGAAGGTGCTGATATTGTACAAGATGATTTTGATTTAATTGCTTTTGACTTTGTAAGCAATCCAAGCACACAAGGTGCATTCATGTATCCACAAGGTAAAATCAACGAAAGTGTAGATAATAAAATTATCGTAAATCCTTATACAAATGCAGAAAGATTAATTCATAATATTCTTTCCGAATTGTAATTTAACTAATATTTATATTCATATGATAAAGCTAAAACATCTAGTAGAGAATTCAACCGAAGTTGCTTATACTCCTCTTACAAAAGAAGAAAAAGTAAAGCTATATGAAACCATCAAAGCTTATAATGAATATCGCAAGAGCTTAAAGGCTGAATCTATTTATGAAACAGCACATAAAATTATTGATGTGATTAATTTAGCCGAGCGTTACACACTAAAGGAGTGTGGTGATTGGATGGAAGCTAAGATGGTTGAACGTGATATGAAAGAAGTAAAGAGGATGGCCGGTAAACTTTACGAAGAATCACAAAAGATTAAAGAAATAGAACACAAACTTGAAATGCTTTATGAAGAAATCGGTATGAAACTAGAACGTTATTTTGAGATTGCGGATCCAATTACGGAATCTCCTCAATCGTATCAAGTACAAGGTAGACCTGATTCAGTTAGCATTGTTTCTTCAAGAGATATCGACCAACCTAATTAAAATATCTTTGTTGGAATATTATCAATAAATTCCAATAGTTTATTAAAACTTTCAAATACGTAACGACGAGTTGTTTCTAAAACATATCCGTCTTCTTCTTTATAAATCTTAACAAATTGTTTTTCATTTTCCATTTCAAGTGATGGAATCTCTACTTCGCAGGTCATATCATAGTCATTATCCATTTTGAACCCCATGTGACCTAATGTATCAAGTTCATTAAATGACCATCCGTTTGGATTATCGATATCCATTATTTTATATTTAGGATTATCTTCAGTTTCTACATTAAGAAAGTTTTTCATTTTCATAGTTGTAGGTCTATAGTTAAAATCATGATTATCTCTATCTTTATTAATAATAAATTTCAAATTACTATCTTGTGATTCAATGTAATTTTTAAATTTTGGATTATAATTATAGGCCATATGAGTTAATTCTATCAATAAAGTCTGATAAGACTTTGGTTTTCCCAGATTCATCATCTTCAAAAATATTACTTAGTGTATAAAACACTTTATCTTCAGGTTTATCTGTATCATCTGACATAATTCTGATAAAACAAGCATAGTTATAAAGACCTTTATTTTGATTATTGGCTAACTTTTTGAAGACAAATTTTTTTGAAGAATCATTACTATGTATATCCGCGATGATTTCACCGGTGCTTCTTTTGTGTATAAAATTTGTTTTTCCAAACCCAGCAAATCCATTTTGTTTGGATTGAAATACTAATAATTCTTTTTGATTAAATGGTAGACCAACATTTTCTCTTAATACTTGGTCAAACGGTTTATCAATGATTTCTTTTGCCTTACTAAGAGTATATTCAGATCCACTTTCTTTGTATCCTTCTTTTAATTTGTGAAGTATTTCTTTAATTTTGATAAAATGATTCACACTAGTTGGTTTGATTGTTTTTGCCATTTTAAGAATTTGTGGAGATACTTTATTTGGTGATATATCACCTTTTTGTAATCCACGTACTAATCTGAATAGTCTTGCTTGTTTTTCACTTTTAGCAGGCATATACAATAAATATGATTTTTTTTAATATATTATGCATTTTAATTATATTTATTTATTAAATACGTCAATCATTTGATGTCTACAAAAAATCAATCTTCTTTGGAGTTCTATAATAACTTCACAAACAATATAAGAAAGGTAAAATTAATATGAGCGATCTATTAAAGGAAAGCATCGCAGACGCAAAGGCAGTTCGTGAAACTGCAATTGCTAATGCAAAAACTTTTCTTGAGGAAAATTTTGCTAAGAGCATGAAAGAAATGTTCGCAGACCAACTCAAGAAAGAAATGGTTGAAGAAGAAAACACCGAAACTAAAGAAGGTAAAGTTGAAGAAAAGTTAGCTTCATCCGGTATCGGCGGTGAAAAGGGTAATACTGCTGATACGCAACATCCAAAATCTCCATCTGCTTCGGCTAACAAGACATCAACCGAAACAAGTGGTAACGAAACTGAAGTTGCTAAGCTTGAAGAAGAAGAGGGTGCCGAAGTAACCAGCGAAGAACTTGAAGAAATTCTAGCAGAGCTAGAAGGTGAGGTCGGACACAGACATGATGACACAGACAAACCAGAGAAAGACGAAAGCATCAATAAAGATGCGGATGGCCTGGAGGAAATGGATGATATGGATGAAACAGTAAATTTAGATGAACTTCTAGCAGAACTAGAAACTGAAGAAGAAAACGTCGATCCAGCCGCTGCTGCCGTAGCAGCTCCAGCAGCTCCAGCCGCTCCTGTTGCTCCAGCTGCAGCTGCTCCAGAAGCAGTTCCAGCCGCATCCGCAGCTCCTGCCCCAGGTCAAGTTCCATCACCATCTGAAGGGGATGTAACCTGTGAAGAAATGGCAGAAGCTCTAGTAGCTATTAATGAAGAAAACGAAGCATTGAAGAACCAATTGAGTGAACACGTAGAAACTGTCAAGTATTTGAAAGGTGTTCTATCAGAAACCAATTTGTTAAATGCTAAGTTGCTATACACCAACAAGTTGTTCAAGGGCAAGACTTTGACCGAAGAACAAAAGTTGAAGATTATTAACACTTTCGACTTGACTAAAAATATTCGTGAAGTCAAGTTGGCATATACAGTTTTGGCCGAATCAATTAATGGAGGTGGATCAGTTGTTAAAAAGAAGACAAATGCAACTGTAAGTACTATCACCGAAGGTTTGGCAAGCAAACCAGTATCCAGCACAAAGCCTGAATCTACCATTGTAGAACCTCAAGCTGATGTGATGGCTTCAAGATTCCAAAAGCTCGCAGGAATTAAGAAGTAATTAGTTTGCGAGTATTAACAAACCAAAAAGATAAAAAAAGGAAAAAATATTATGGATGTAAAAAGTCTATTAACAAATAATATGAATCCACAAGCCAAATTGATGGCCGAAACCCGTGGATTACAAACTAAGTGGGAAAAGACAGGCCTTCTTGAAGGCGTAACTGGTGTTGAAAAGGCACACATGTCAATCCTATTAGAAAACCAAGCAAAGCAATTGCTAGATGAAGCTTCTACAACTGGTACATCAACCAGTTCAGAACAATGGGCTGGCGTTGCTCTACCATTAGTTCGCCGTGTATTCGCTGAAATTGCTGCTAAGGAATTCGTAAGCGTTCAACCAATGAATTTACCATCCGGTCTAGTATTTTACTTAGACTTTAAGTATGGTACTGGTAAGTTGGGTCAAACCCCAGGCACTAGCTTGTTCGGTGGTACCAATTCTGCTAAGTTCGGTTCAACCGATGCAGCAGTAAATGGTCTATACGGTCAAGGTCGTTTTGCTTACTCTGAACGTGTAGTAACGAGTTCAGCATTCACATCCGCAAACGCAACTGTAACTTCCGCAAGCTGGAAAGATCTACAATTTGATTCAGCATTTAGCTCCTCATTGTCAGGCACTAATGTTAAGGGTGTCTTCAAGATTGCTCTAGATATTAACGACAATACTCAAGCCACAAACGGATCTTTAGCCGCTGCTGGTTATGTATGGAATGCTGACTTGAACGCAGTACGTTCATTTGGTCTGCAAACTACGGGTAACGTAGGCCTAACTGTATTAAACACCTACGCCAACGTAGTAAATACAGGTACTATTGCTGCACCAAACTACGTAATTAACTTGTTCGTAAGTCAATCAAGTACCGCTGCTACCCCAGCACAAACTCCAAAGTTGAACTACACAATTCAACCTACAGATAATCGCCGTGGTGACTTTGAAGCTGGTAAGACCGCAGGTGAAGGTTCTGGTAATGCTGCTGGTACCGCTACACAACCTATCGGTGACGATATCAGTATTCCTGAAGTAAACTTGGTACTAAACAGCGAACCAATAGTTGCTAAGACCCGTAAGTTGAAAGCAGTCTGGACTCCAGAATTGGCTCAAGACTTGAACGCATATCATTCCATCGATGCAGAAGCAGAACTTACTGCTCTATTGAGTGAATATGTATCTATGGAAATCGACCTCGAAATCCTAGACATGTTGAACGAGTCCGTAACTGGTACTACTACCGAAGCTTGGTCAGCCCAAATTGGTACTGAGTTCACTAAGACTCTAAGCTTTGCAGGTGGTGGTACAACAGGTACTCCGGTTGCTAACTTCACCCGTGTAGTTAACAGCTCACCAAATCGTACTGCTTACGTTAAGAGCACTTGGTTCCAAACTCTTGGTAACAAGATCCAAAAGGTCTCAAACAAGATTCACCAATTGACTCTACGTGGTGGTGCAAACTTCCTAGTATGTTCACCAGACGTAGCAACTATCTTGGAATCAATCCCAGGTTATGTTGTTAACACAGATGGTGATCAAGCTAAGTTCGCAATGGGTGTAAGTCGTGTTGGTAGCTTCGCAAGTCGCTTCCAAGTTTACAAGAACCCATACATGACTGATAACGTAATCTTGGTTGGTTTCCGTGGAAGCAACTTCCTAGAAACCGGTGCAGTATATGCTCCATATATTCCACTAATCCAAACTCCATTGGTTTATGACCCAACTAACTTCACACCACGTAGAGGCGTAATGACCCGCTACGCTAAGAAGGTAGTGCGCCCCGAATTCTATGGAAAAGTTCTTATCAGTGATCTTGACACCGTATAATTCTTGGTTCAATTAAAATAACTCAAAACCCCAACGAAAGTTGGGGTTTTTTGTTGCACATAAATAAAATATTTGACATTACCATAGAATTTGTATATACTTATATTATATGAAAAGTGGTGTATACAAAATAACAAATATTAAAAATGGTAAGTTTTACATTGGCTCTGCTAAAGATATTGACCGTCGTTGGTGGGAACACAAAAACGATTTAAAGCAAAATAAACATATCAATCCTAAGCTGCAACATGCGTGGGATTTTTATGGAGAGTCTGGTTTTGAATTTGTTATTTTGGAGAATGTGAATGAAAGTGAATTATTTAAACGAGAACAATTTTATTTAGATATATTTAAACCTTATATGCGTGATATTGGTTATAATATCAGTCCAATAGCTAACGGTGGAGATAATTTTACATATAATCCTAATAAAGAAAAAATCTTAGAAAATATGACTGCTGCAAATAATGTGGGTCATATGCATGGTAAAAAACATAGTGATGAGGCTAAGGAGAGACAGCGAGAACGTGCTGTAGGACGTTATACATTGGAGTGGTTTATTGAAAAGTATGGAGTTGAGAATGGTACACTTAAGTATAAGGAGAGAAATGAGAAATTGGCTAATCGTAATATCAATTATAGTTATGATAACGGCTTAAAAGGCAAAAAGCGTGGTGCTATGAGTGATGAAATGAAAACTAAGATTAGTCAACAAAAGAGAAACTTTGTGCTTAGAAAAGTTGAATTTGTTGATGATTTGAAAAGTGGTAATTTTAGTAATAATCAGCTGAGTGAAAAGTATGGTGTATCACTAACCACTATAAAAATGCATAAAAGAAAATATTAGTATTTTAGAAAAAATTATTAGTGTTTTCAACAACAATTTCTTGCACATCTTCTACAAACGAAGTATTTTTGAGATACGGCAACATACTTTATGGGT